AGGAATATAACAGTACAGGTCAAGGAAATGTAGAATTTGCTAAAACTGTCAAAGATGCAGAAAAGCATGTAAATAAATTGGCTAATGAAAAATCAAAATTAACAAACGCTTTTTCAAATGCAAAACAGGCTATAGAAAGTGAAGGACACAGTTTAAAAGATTACAGAGACACTCTTCATAAAGTAAATAAAGAATTAGAAGTAAATAAACAGTTAAAAAATATTCAAAATCAACACCAAAACAGACTTGAAGCTATAGATAAAGTTGAAAGTTTTGGAGACAGGGCAACTGTTAGAGGTTTAGCTGCTGGAGCTGCGACAGTTCTCCCTTTGAAATTAAAAATAGAACTGGAAGAAGCACAGGCAGATTTGAGAAAAGTTGCTGAATTTGGCTCTAAACAATTAGAAAAAGAATTTTATCAGGCAATGAGGAATTTGAGTGACAATTCCCCACTATCTCAAAAAGAATTGTTTGAAATAGCTGGAGCAGGAGCACAAGCTGGGATAAATACACGAGAATTAGCACAATATACAAAAGATGCTTCAAAAATAAAAGTTGCCTTTGATATGGACACACAAGCGGCAGGGAATTTCTTGGCTAAAACAAGAGCTCAGTTTGGCATAGGGCAAAAAGAAGTTATGGAATATGCAGATGTTATAAATTATTTGGCGAATAGTGTGGCAGTAACTGCTCCTGAGTTAGTTGATATATCACAAAGGGTAGCAGGACTTGGTGGAATTGCTGGTATTTCTAAAGAAAGTGTTATGGCAATGGGAGCAACCTTGATTGCAGGTGGAAAAAGTTCAGAGATAGCTGCAACTGGATTGAAAAACTTTTCTTTAGGTCTGATTGCTGGAACAAGTGCAACGAAAACACAAAAAAAAGCATTTGAAAGTTTGGGATTAAGTGCCGAGCAAGTTGCAAAAGACATGCAAGTTAATGCAGATAAAACAATAATTAATGTATTGTCAAAAGTAAAACAACTTCCTGAATATTTACAAGGTGCAACTTTGAAAAATTTATTTGGTAAAGAGAGCATAGAGCCAATAACAGAGTTGATGAATCATTTAGATGATTTAGGAGGAGCTTTTGAAAATGTTCATAATAAAGCAAAAACAGCAGGAAGTGTGGATAAGGAGTATGCCGATAGATTAAAGACTTTAAAAACAGCATTAGATACGCTAAAAAACAATTTAGTTAATATAGGGATTGACTTAGGGTCTGCTCTGGCACCATCGTTATTAAGTTTAACAAATAGTTTAAAGCCAGTTGTAAAAAGTATTGCGGATTTTGTGCAAAAAAATCCACAACTTGCAGCAGGTATTATGAAAGCAGTTGGAGCTTTTGCATTGTTTAATTTAGGAGTAGGTGGAGCTATTAAAGTTGGAGCACCTCTTGCCAGAACCTTAAGTTCAACTGTTTCAATTTTTCAGAAGCTATCAGCTGTTAAGGGATTGGGATTTACAGCAGGAATAGCTAAAGCATTTCCAACAGTTGCAAAATTAGGAAGTGTATTTAAAGGAGTAGGTTCTATTGCTGGAAAATCTTTTGGTGGTTTAGGTAAAATTGCATTAAAATCATTAAATCCGTTTAATGCCATAAAATTAGCAGTTAATGGACTGGGTAAAGGATTTTCAGGTTCATTAAAAATTTTTTCAATGTTTGCTCATCCTTTAGCTACTTTTAAAAAATTAATAAGTGTAATAAAAATGGTTGGGATAGCTTTGAAAGGAGCATTTTTAGCAAATCCTGTAGGAGTGATAGTTGGTGCGTTAGTTGGATTAGTTGCCATTTTTGTAATTTTATATAAAAAGTCAACTTGGTTTAGAAACGGTGTGAATAATGCAATGAAGCAAATTGCACCGCATGTAAAAGAATTGGGCAGAGTTTTAAAGCAAACCTTAGGTCAGGCAATACAACGGGTAAAGAGTTTAATGGTTTCTTCAGCACCTGCAATGAGAGCGGTATGGAATAGTTTAAAACCAGTTATTTCAGCAATAGGAACTGTTATTAAAGTGGTATTGATTATTGCAATTAGAGTAGCAATAGCAGCTGTGAAGTCACTAGGAAATACTTTTAAACTTATTATCGCAGTAGTTAGAGGTGTAATGCAAATGGTTTCAGGAGCGTTTAGAGCTGCGGTGGGAATATGGAAAGGAATTTTTCAATTATTTGTTGCTTTTTTTACTGGAAAATGGAATGAAATTCCTGGAATTGTAAGTGGAGTGTGGAATGCAGTTAAAGGTGGTATAAGTTCGTTTGTAGGCGGTGCCAAAACTATATTGAGTGGATTGTTTAATTGGTTTAAAGACCAGTGGAACAATTTAAAAAACTTGGCTTCAAATATAGGAGGAGTTTTAGGTTTTGGAAAGCATTGGACGGGAACTAACTATTTTGAAGGTGGGTATACCACTGTAGCAGAGCGTGGGGCAGAACTTATCAAGGTTCCAGGACAACCCGCATTCCTGGCTGAACATGAAATGATGTTAAATTTACCAAAAGGAACTCAAATTTTGAATAATTCCCAAACGAGAAACACTCTTAGCGATAGAATAGGAAAGGTTAAAGAAAGAGTTAGTAAACCTAAAAATAATGGAGGAAATAATTTTGGTGGAGATACTATTAATATAGCGATAACGGTTGGTAATGGTTCTAATCCTAATGCGATAGCACAAGCCGTCGAAAGAGTTTTGAGAGACAGAGAAAACCGTAAAAGAAGGGTGGCGTTCGGATAATGGCAAAAACGAGAGTATACAGAACTAAAAATGGTGACACTTGGGATTTAATTTCGTACAAAATATATGGCACAGAAGGTTATTTCCACGATTTAATAAGGGCTAATCTGAATCTTATAGATATTGCTATATTCGATTCTAACATACCTATTATTATTCCGGATTTTGTAGATACTGGAGTTAATGAGGATATAGATAAGTTGCCACCGTGGAAGAGGTGAAAAAGATAAAAGAGGTGATAAAGTATGGGATATGCAAGAAATATAAAGGTCTTAGTGTTTTTCAACAAAAAGGATATTTCAGAAGAAATAGCACATTCCATTTCTTCTGTCACTTATACTGACAACTCAAAAAATGCTATTGATGATTTAGAAATAGAATTGGAGAATTTGGATTATAGATGGTTAAAAGAATGGTATCCTGACGAAAATGCACAGCTTGTGGTTGGAATATTTGAAGATTTGGGCGAATCTGATGGAAAATTTTTGGAATTGGGGACATTTTATGTAGATGAACCAACTTTTGACAATGATAGAGTAACATTAAAATGTATTGCCTTGCCTTTGAATCAAAATATAAGAGATCAGAAAAATAGCAGAGCTTGGGAAAATGTAACGCTTAAAGAGTTGGTTACCCAAATAGCGAGTAAACATGAAATGAGTGCTGCAATACATTGTGAAGATGAATTTTATAAAAGGCTGGATCAAGACAAAGAAACAGACTTGGAATTTATCAATCGTGTTGTGAAGGAAACAGGACTTAATATGAAATTATCTGACGATAAAATAATTATTTTTGATGACGAAAAGATGGAAGAAAATGAAACAATAGAAAAGTGGAATATACACGATTACAGGATAAGAAGTTTTTCTTTAAAGAAGAAAAATAAGGAAATTTATGACAAAGTCGAAGTTAGTTATTATGATGCAGATAAGAAAAAGATAATCAGAGAAATAATTACAAAAGAAGAATTAGAAAAACGAAATAATGTAGAAACTGATTCATAAAAATTAAATAGCAAAAAGAAGTGATGTGAATGGCAACAAATAAGAAAAACAGTAAAACTACTATTAAAAGCAGTAAAGAGAAATTGAAACAAAAGGCAGAATCTAAACCTAAAACAACCAAAAAAGAAAAGACAAAAAAGATAACGACTAAAGGTAAAAGTACTGCCAAAAAAGTAGCTAAAAAGACTTTAAAAGACAACTTAAAACAGGAGTGTCAAGTAACATTAACTGTAGACGGTTCGACTGATTATATTGCAGGTGGAATTATTGAACTCGATGAAAGTTGGGGTGAGTTTGAAGGAAAATATATCATTGATAAAGTTACTCACACTGTAAATGGGGATTACACTTGTGAAATGGAAATGATGAAAATAGGTGCTAGAGAAAAGGCTACCGAAAAATCTAAACAGCAGACTAAGGAAGAGCAGAAGAAAAAGGAAGCTGAAAAAGCTAAAAAGAAAGGTTCTAAAAAGTCAAAAAGCAAGAAAAGTACAAAGAAAACAGGCAAAAAAGTGAGAGATAGGAAAAATAGTAAGAGCACTAAAAAATCTAGTAAAAAGAAATAGATTGATATAGGACAATGGCAATTGAATATATGGCTGTGAAATTAAAATATTTTTTTTAAAAATAGTATAAAATTTTAATTTTTCTTAAAAATGGGGTATAATATATTATTAACATTTT